ATTGAGATATTAAGCCCTGCCGCAAAAATAATAGGTTTGCGCAACTACGATTCCATATCATTCGTCATAGATGATAACGGGAACCTCTATATCCAAAAAGATCCTGATGGTATACGTCCATTCTCTGTCAAAGGGAACCACTATCGTTTCCATTGCTCAAACGTGACCAATAATGTCTATAGGCTTCCCGATATAAAAGGGAAAGACTTGTTCAAGCCTTCTTTGTCTTTCAGGCTTGGAGCAACGGAGAATGAGAGGACTCCAATTATAACAAGACGGATCATCGAGCCAGATCAATAACCTTGTTATCAAACAAGTTTTATCGCTGGATTTATGATATCCGGCGATAATTTTACCTCAAAAAACATGGAAGAGAGCAATATCAGATTAACAGGCTTATCCGCCAATACATCGAACCTTGATTGTAACGATGGAGACTTGGATATATCCTTAAACTTGATATCCGAGAACGGAAGCATGAGAGCGGTGACATTCCCAGAACCATTCCTAACTCTAAATACAGATGAGAACTTGCTATTTGTCCATAATACATCTTCCAGAAAAATATTTATCTGCTCAAAAAGCGATCATCTGATAGGGTTTGAGCTGTCTGACGCCTCTGAAAGGGAAGAAGTCCCCATTGATTACACGCTTCAAGGCGAAGAAAGATGGGAAAAGATCACCAGCATAGGGAATACATTGATCATCCTTACGGACAAGAGAATGTCATATATCTTGTTAAAAGACGATGGATATCAATACCTTGGCGAGAAGCCTCCCTTCCTGTCAATATCATTTGGATTAAGAGGGAATGTCGCTAGATCTGATTTATTCTCTATTGAGTTACCGGATAAAATAGCTGTCATCGATGTCTTAAACAATTTAACCGATAACAATAAAAGAGCTATAACTGATACGGTAATGGCTAGAGCCATAGAATTTATCAACAACAAATCAAGGAGCAATAGCTCGTTTATATTCCCCTTCTTTGTACGATACGCATATAGGTTGTATGATGGGAATTATACCATGCATTCAGCTCCTATTTTAATGATACCATCATCGGACATGGCTCCAATGGCCGCCATTACATACGAAGCCTCAACAGACACCGTCATCGTACATCCCGGGACAGATAGAGAAGAGGAGATGGAGACGTTAGCGATACACACTATTAAAGGACGTGTATTGTCGATTACCGGAGGATTAGACAGGTTTATATCCGAACCATCCTCTAGTCTAGCGTCATGGAACGATATCATCAAGTCTATTGATATATTTATATCTGCGCCGATATACACATTCGACCAATCTGGTAGTATCGACAACATAAAATCATTAAATAACACACAGCTTCCTTATTCTTTTTGGGGTATAGTAAAAAGACCTACAGATAATAAATACGGGAAACTTAATTTCAAGGAAGCGTATCAAAACGCATATTCAGACACACCGGATATATTTGAGAATGATCTTATATTGGAACTGCCACGCAAGGATAACGCAATAGACGATATTTCCTCTATCTCTCTTTTCTATAAAATAGATTCAATAAATATAGACAATATAACCTATGGGGAGAGAGAGGCTATCATTGTAGGGGATTGGGAGAATCTAGAGACAAGAGAAAGACTGGATGACACTTATATCGGCAACCATTCCTTATTGCCATCTTTTATCTACCCGTACAATTCAAGGCTCAATATAGCCGGAGTAAAAGCGACACTATTTGACGGATATCCTCTAGACAGTATGGTATGCTATTCCAACACGGCGGCCAATTCTTTCTCCGTATATACGCATATCAAGAAAGAGGGGAAAGAAATAGTCGTAAAATCGCAGACCAATATACCATTAGATGGGCATATATATTACCTATATTATCCCGATACTGACGCATATCGTATGGTTATTGAAAGAGGTAGCGCAATCGATACCGAGGAGGTTTTCTTATCTCCGCATTCCTTGCTCAATGGCGCATATTACGCAAGGCCGTTTAACGACCTTTCTTTTGGATTTTATAATAATTCAATCGAGACCGAGGACAAGTCAATCATCCAACCCAACAAACTATATACCTCCGAGGTCAATAATCCCTTTTATTTTCCATTGAAAGGGATAAATACCGTTGGGGTAGGTAAAATCCTTGGGATAACTTCCACGACAAGACCTATATCCACCGGACAATTCGGACAATTCCCGTTATTGGTATTCTCTACCGATGGTATTTGGGCTATGGAAGTATCCTCCGATGGTACATACTCAACCAAACAACCTATGAGCAGGGACGTATGCTCAAACCCCGGATCTATTACACAGCTTGACGGGGCGGTCGCTTTCACGTCCGAGAAAGGCATTATGATAGTATCAGGAGGAGATACCACGCTTATATCCTCGATCCTCGATGGCCCAAGCCTAGATATCGCTTCTATCAAATCCCTGTCAGAGATAGCTACAAAAGAGCTTCTATCAGGAGAGATAAATCAGATGACACCTTTTAAAGATTACATAAAGGACGCATTTATGGCCTATGATTATCCGAACGGGAGAATAATGGTAATAAATCCTGATAAGGTATACGCATATGTCTATTCCATTAACCAAGGGACATGGGGCACGATATCATCGGCGTATAAATACGCTGTTCCAGATTATCCATCGACCTTTTTACAAGCAACCAATAGCAAAATAATAGATCTATCCTCAAAAGTAGATAACGACAGCAACGACAATAAAAAGGGAATTATCCTTACAAGGCCGATTAAATTGGGGGATGACATGCTAAAGACTGTCAATAATATTGTTTGTAGGGGAGTTTTTAACAAGACCGATATATCATTTGTCTTGTACGCTAGTACCGACGGGATCTTTTATTTTCCCGTCGGAAGCGTTATTGGCCCGTATCTTTCTAGAATATGCGGAACACCATTCAAATATTTCAGGATTCTGGTCACCGCTAATCTGAGAAGGAAAAAGTCGATATCCGTCATATCCGTATATTATACTCCAAAATGGAGAAACAAGCCTAGATAAACGGATTAATCCTCCTCCTTATCGGACCGGTCCTCAATTCTAGGGCCGGTTTTATCAAAGACAGTTGCACGCTGGCTTTTTCCAAGTAAATAGTAGCGTCCTCAGGATTGGTCTTCTCAAAGATAGAGTACAATCCGTAGCAAACAATATGCTCGTGCATTAAGCTCTTAATGCGGGATGTCGCGGAATAGTTCCAACGTAAAGGCATATTGAGATTTATCATATAGTCTCCTGATATATCCTCTAGGCTGTTAAAATCCTCCAGCCTACCAACATTTAGGTATCTTGAGCATACATGCTTTATGTTATCAAAGGCGGAAGATAATGCCCGGGCAACAATATCTAGGTCCGGGCCTTCCTCCGGTGTTTGTATATCCGAGGCTTTATCCATATTATCCGGGGTCAATAACCTTCTTCCTGTAACATGGGCTATAGCCTTTATATCTGCCATTATCTCATCCTTGTGAAGGACAATCCGTACATTTGCCATAAACTTGATCGAATATATAATTATCTAATCCATAGTCTTTTCTATTCTCTCGCACCGGGGAGACACGATATAATAGTTCTCCTCTTATTTCTGACGATAACGCTATCGCCTTATCATTATAGGTCTTGACTTTTTCCGGTAATTTTAGCTCAAACCATCCAGACAAGACAATTGTAGCCAATAAATCCGAGACCAAGTCGCAAATTCCTCCCTCAAGCCTTCGGTCAAAACGCTCAGGCATCTTTACTTTCAAGGAAAATATCTCTCCTCTGTCAGTCTCAATAATATTATGTTTTACCGTATCCTTGTCCAGATAACGAATGAACAGAGATATGACTGTGTTTACAGCATTCCTCCAGAATGTATCTAAAATATCTTGATCGTATTCATTGGCCCACACCTTATCATACAAGGTCGATCCATCCTCCATGTTTATAGAGGAACCAGTTATAGAGGTAATCTTCTCCACTTCCTTATAAATATCTGCTTTTCGAATAGTTATGTCCATTATTTTTTTTCTCAAAGGAAGTGAAATCCAGAATATACTAACGATATTTCTTATTCATAGAATATTCATGGCACATCAAGTGTCTAATCCGAGCCATCACCTCATAGAAGTTGACAGGCTCGAAATCCAAGGAATCCGTGAGGCGGTCTATCTCCCGTCTTACGGATTCCTTTTTCTTTTTATCTTCTTTTTTCTTTCCCATAACTCATCGTTTATATCGTTCCTGTGACGATGGCAATCGCAAATGAACATCCTTATCTCATCGGACATCAAGGCTCCTATATCGCCAGCCAAGTAAGCGATAGGCTCCCCTCCGATCTCCAGATCCAAGGCCAAGGACATATGATCCGTCAAGTGCCGGCACTCGTGGAACAACGAATTAGAGAACTCCCTGTAAGACGAGGTCCGGCCTATCACCATGACGGATTCCCTTCGCCGGTAGTTGGAATAAGTAAGTCCCACGTCCAGATTGCACGACCCCATATTGCCATAAGCCTCCCGTATCTTGCTTTCCGGGCAACCGACCCTCCTCAATAGGGCTATGATATCGGATGTCCTCGAGCAGGTGACGTTATACAGTACGTGGATCACCCAATCGTATCTCTTGATATGGTAATCCCGTCGTATCATCTCCTTACCGTCTTGAACTCCCGCTCTATCCTCCTCCTTTGTTGCCGGGTGAGATTGGTTGCCTTGAGATTGCCAACCACCTCGGATACCTTGTCAAAATCCTTCTCCGGCATACTCGCCAGCACGTCCTTGGGGGACTCTCCCTTCAAGATCCTCAGTATGTAGCCCCAGCCTCCCATCACATCATCTCCTCCCAGATTATAGGCGTGCCAGACCCTATGCAATCAGCGTAATACCTTGTGAACACCATGCCATCATAGCCATCTGGATCATCTATCACGGCCTTGATATACCTAGCTAGCCCTTGCTCATTCAATGGCAATCTCGATTGAAAATCGAACAGGCACATATTAGCGACATAGACATAGTCATATCCTTCCGACTTACTTAACTTAACGCCATATTGCTTCAGTATCTTATCCACGTCCTCCTTGGTATAACTCCTAGTCTCTTTTTTATCTCCGGAATCGTCTACCGTCCACATCCGGGAAACGGCGAAATCGCACATGGCCTTGGAGAAATGCCAGCCATACGCCTTTAAATATTCTCTCATTCCCGTAGGGAACTTATCGTATGCGTCCAATCTCATGATCTGCTGATTTAAGAGAGGGACTTTCGCCCCTCCCATGATTATTATTACCTACGTCCACGTCCGGATCCTCTTACTCCCCGGCGATTGCCATAGCCTCCCCCGGATGATCCACGACCGCCGCCACGGTTGCCGTAGCCGCCACGTTCCCACATCTCACGGAACTCGTCGTCGTCCTCGAACTCATCGTCATCGTCTTCCTCCATACGGTTGCCATAGCCTTCCATGGCCTTCCGCTTTCCTTCCTTACAGCCAAGCTTATAGGCCTCCTTAGCCAGTTCCAACATATCCTCGTCTTCCATGGCGTCGAATTCCTCGATCAGCTCCTTCAGTTTTCTGCTATATGTTCCCATATCACTCTGTTTTTTTATTATTGTTACTATTACCGTTCAAGGAACCGACAAGTTTCTCCACCATGGCCACCAGCCTAGCGTTAGCCTCCTTCATCTCGGACATCTCGCTCTTCATGTTGGCCATCTCGCTCTCTCGCTCCTTCTCACGGGCGAACTCAGGATTAAGCACGACCTGTATCTTTTCGCATCTATCGATTATCGATATATTATAATCCGTTCGATCTAGCTCCTGCTTGCTTTGCTGCTTAATGGAGTCTATCTCCGAGTTAAATGCCGCCAGATCACAGGACAGCACAAGTTTCTCTCCATTATTAGGCTTATAGTCCGTGATCACCAAATCCGCCGGAACTTCCGGCAAGAATAAGTTGTCATTGCCTGATTTAGCCTTTATGTCAACCAGCATTTCTTGTGGCATATACGGGATCATTCCCGGCATAGGAGACTTGGCGCGAAGATTCTCAACGCTGATTATCGTTGCGACCTCATGATACAATTCTGTCTCTTTATGTAAGGTATTATCATCTTTATGTAAGATATATAACGATTGCCCTTGTCTTAGATTCTTGAACATACTCTATTGGTTTTATGAGAGGTCCGGGATAGTCCCGGATCTCACGTTATTTACTCTTCACAGCGTTTACGGCCTGCACCGATGCCTGCGTTCCACCGCTCACGAAATTGACGAACCGGATGACTCCAAGCTCCTTATTGACGTAAGCGTATACCTCGGTCAAGTCTCCCAAGTCCGAGCCGACAACGTTGTCCCCGTTATGGTCAACGACGTTCGTTTTCTGCCCGGAAGAGGTGTTTTGACCGCTCACCGTGCTGCTTCCTTGGCTTGGCGTGACGATTGTCAAGGGAAGGGCCTCCCCTCCCGCCGGCACCGCCTGCCTCACTTTAAGGGTAACGAAGCACTCGCAAGGAAGCTCGTTATATAGGCACGGGTTGATCCCGAAATCCACGCTCGTCTCGCTCAACGCCACCGCCGTGGTGGGAAGCTCGAAATTACGTAGCTCCTTTAGCCTTGGACCCGCCGGGAATGGCGGGAGAAACAAGGGGTCGATATTGAAGATTGGCCACATAGTCACCTCCCCTCTTTAGCAACCGCAGGATGTCCCACGAGCGGCGCGATCACCGGCGTAAGCGCCATAGGCGGCGGCACGGGCGATCTCCGGGTTAAAGGCTTGCAATTGCGGGTAAGGAACCGCTACCGTAGGCGGCAAGCCGCACTCTATCTTTGCCAGACGGTCGCTTAGGTTCGTGAGGGCGTTCGCCAATGGAGCGGTCTGGGCCTGCATAGTGGCGGCGAAGTAACCGTTCTGATTGATCTGGGATATCTGCCCTTTCAAGGCAAGATTCTCTGCCGTAACAGCGGCAAATTTGTCCGCTTGGTAACGAGCCTCGAACGCGTCTACCTTTTGTAAAATAGCCTGAGTATTGGCCAAGTTTGAGTCACGTAGTTGCAACGTATTGTTGTTCATGGTATTGACCAACGTGTTTGTCTGGTTGCAGCTAGCCAGTTGGTTCTCGTAGCCCATCTTGGTGATGTTATTGTTGACCGTGCAGCAGCATTCGGCTATCTGTGTCAACAACTGGTTGTTGCCCGATTGCAAGGCATTAATGATCTGCTGAGAGCTCATGCCTACTTGATTACCTACTTGCTGGATCTGTCCCTGTATGTTACAGATAGCTGTTTGCAACTGTTGCGTAGAACAGTTCAGAGAACTGGCCAACTGGTTTATGGCAGTCCCGTTTCCTTGAATGGCATTCATAAGCATTTCCCTTCCTGCGTCATTGTTCAATTGAGCCGGTAATCCGTTAGCCCCGTTGTTGCCGAAGCCGTTGCCACCCCAACCTCCCCATACGAAGAACAGCAGGATGATCCAGATCCACCAGCAACCACCACCGCCCCAAGCG